GCCCTTGCCGTAGTTCTGGCGGCCGGTGTCGCCGAAACTCTGCTCCATCACGATGGCTGCTAGCTCGGTGCCGTTGTGGGTCGGCCGGGGTATCCGCTTCTGGTCCCGGAGCCACTTGTTGACCTTCGCCATCCGTTCCTGTGTGATGCGGAGCCCGAATGGGTCATCCGCCACGGAGAAGGTCTGCATGACCTGGATGGTCCTTGGGCCAATACCCTTGATCTCCTCAAGCTGGCCCCAGTCCTCAAACTCCCCGAACTCGGCCTTGTCGGCCTCGATGGACTGCGCGGTTCTCTCGCCAATGCCCGGAATCTGCATCCAGCCAGCCACGATGTCGTCCCGGCCTGGGGTGGCTCGCCAGGTCATGCTGCTCAGCCGGAGCCGGGGCGGGGTGATCTCGATGCCGTGCGCCAGCGCGTCTTGCATCAGCTTGTACTGCTGCTCCTCGTCACCGGCCTTGGCTAGCGCTGCAGCCAGGAACTGGCGCGGGTAGTGAACCTTGAGCCACATACACCAGTAGCCAATCAGCGTGTAGCTAACCGAGTGGGCCGTGACGAACGAGTACGTGCCCGAGGTCACCATCAGCTTCCAGATCCGGTCGGCTAGCTTCCGGTCCATCCCATGGAGCCGATCGGCTCCTTCCAGGAACTTCTCCTCGCTCATCTGGAAGGCTGCCTCACCGACCTTCTTGCTGATGATGCGCCGGATCTGCCCAACTGAGAACCAGTCAAATCCCCCGAGGTCCCGGAGGATCTGTAGGATCTGCTCCTGGTAGATGATCTGGCCCTTGGTCCGGGCCGTTACCTCGTCCACGAGCGGGTGGAGCCGGGCTGCCTTCTGCTTGCCGTGCCGGACGGCAACGTAGGTGGCGGTCGTGCCCGAGAACAGCGGCCCCGGCCGGCTCAGCGCGTTGACATCACTCAGCTCGGTGAAGTCCCGAGCCTGGACATCGCGGGTGACGAGCCGGGTAGCTCGGCCCTCAAACTGGAACACGCCTACGACATCGGCCGCTCGGAACGCATCCATGACGTCCTCGTCATCAAGCGGTAGCGCGTACAGATCCTCCAGGCCCATCCCTACTGCCTCAAGGCACCGGGCGATCACGCTCATGGTCGTGAGCCCCAGGAAGTCCAGCTTGATGGCGCCAGCATCCTCAACGTCGTACTTGTCCAGGCTCATCACCTGGACGCCGTTCCGCTCGTAGATGGAGCAGATGTCGGTGAGCGGCCCGTTACACACCACGAGCCCGGCCGCGTGGACACTCATCCCGCGGACGTTGCCTTCCAGCCGGGTTGCCTTCCACATATCCGGGAAGGCATCGAACGCAGCCTGAGCCTGGGGGAACATCCCGACCGTATCGGCCAGCGTGGCATCGAACCGGGAGTCGCCGCCCGAGCGCTCAATGACCAGGCTGCTCACGGCCTCCTTGGCCTGGGCCGGGATATTGTGGACGCGGCAGACATCAAGGAGCGCGTTCTTGCCCCGGTACCTGATGAAGTTGCCGACCTGGCCGACGCACTCTCGGCCATACTTTCCCTCCAGGTATTCGCGAACCTCCCAGCGGCGTTCATCTTCAAAGTCAGTGTCAATGTCTGGAGGGTCCGCTCGGGACGAGTCCAGGAAACGCTCAAACAGGAGGCCGGGGTGCTGGTACGGGTCAACCTCATGGATGCGGAGAAGCCACGCCACGACGCTAGCAGCCACGCTTCCTCGTCCAGGACCAACAACGATGCCGTGGTCCTTCGCCCACCTGATAGCATCCGATACGACAAGGAATACATCCTGGAAGTCCTTTTCTAGAATTAGGCCGAGCTCATACTTCACACGCCCGGCATACCAGTCACGCTCTGCCTTCGGGCGCTGCCCTAGCTTGCGGTAGGCCCAGCCGAACCGGGCCCACTCAAGCAGCAGGTCAGCACTCGTCATCTCGGCCATGAAGAGTCCTTCGCCTGAATATTGGTACGGCCGAGGGCCCAGCCTGCCTTCACCATGGCATTCCCGAAGGTGTGGCAGTGCGGGTACTCCCCATTGTTGGCCCCGATGCACCAGTCGCACCACTTGTTACCGTCCTGGGCCTTGTTCTCGCAGGGGACCCATTGCTCGGCGGAACAGCAGCTGATGCAGCGGCAGGCATTCGTCATGTCCATCAGCTTGTTGATACCGGGGCCGATGATGATGGCGATGGCCCGCTTGATCACACCCATGGTTCCATGTCCTCCTCCGTAGCCGGGTAGCGGAGCCGGTCCGCCCTCGGGAGCGTCACGTTGCACCGGTCGGCAATGGCGCCGCTTGTCACGACAGCACTCCAGGCTCGACGGCCGGTTAGCCCGGTCTTGACGAGGCGCTCAACGAGCTCGGCATCGGTCTCGGGTAGCGTCAAGGGTACCGCGTAATTCCACTCCCGCATAGCATCGTCCACGCTCGCCTTTCCCCGGTGGACCGCGTGAAGCACGGCCTGCATCTCAGCGTCCGCCATCGCCGGGTAGTGGACGTCATGCGTTACCACGAGCGGCACGCCAGTCTGGTGGCTTAGCTCGGCATACGCGGTGTTCATCGCGCAAGACCGGGGCAGCTCGTAGAACGGCTGGACCTCCAGATAGTAGTTGTCCCCGAAGACAGCTACGAAGCGCTCGATCACTGCTCTGGCGGCCTCGAAATCCGGATCGTCAATATGCTCCGGTGTGCCCTTGCCGCCCAGGAGCGCACAAGCAAGCTGCGAGCCGGAACAGCCAGAGAGTACAACCAGGCCTTCGGCATGCTCCGCCAGGGACCGTCCGCCAACTGTTGGATGGTAATGGAAGTCGATGTAGCTCTGTGTGACGATCCGGTTGAGGTTCCTGTATCCTTCATCGTCTGCCGCCAGAATTGTGAGATGATGCTTCCACTGGCTCCGGGCCGGGGACCCCTCAATATTGGTCGGTCCGGTATAGGCCTCCAGCCCAAACACCGGCTTGACGCCTGCCTTCTTGCCAGCCTTCTCTGCCTGGAAGTGAGAGGAGGTGTTGCCGTGCTCGGTCACCGCCATAGCCGTGTACCCGAGCTCGGCCGCGCGCTGGAAGTGCTGGGCCGGGGTCCCGAAGCCGTCACCGAAACTGAAGGTGGTGTGTCCGTGGAGGTTTGCGAAGTCCATCACGCCTCCGGAGGATCGAGCCAGTACTTATCGATGCCCCACATCTCGTCTCTCCAGAATCGGTATAAACCGGGCTAGCTCCTGCACAGCCCTGCATTGTTCCCTACGGCCATTAGACCCCTCCCAGGTACAATGACCCATTGAAGGACTGCAGTGAGTTTTGGCTGGTCAAGCTGGTAATTCAAAAACCAGTTCACCCGTCTCCGGGCTCGCCCCATTCGCCCCAGGGCTTGCCCTTGCCTTCCAGGCGGAGGTAGAATCCGCAGTAGTTGATCATGTCAACAGCGTCACCGTGGTCGAACCGGCCACCTCGCCAGCTGTGGTGGACTAGCCGTGAGGCACGCTTCCGGATCTCCACGAGCTGGCCCATCCAGCCGGACTCACGCCAGCTCCCGCCCTTCGGGTCGTACCCGCGCTGGCACATGATCCGGAGCGCCGGAAGGAATGCATCCACGAGCTGATCCACCGCGTCCGGGGTCGGGGTCAGGCAGCAGCGGTCCAGGAAGTCGAACGCGGCGTCAACATCCTTCTCGCGGTCCTGCTCGATGAATGGGTGATCAGACGGATCGTGCGAGCGCCGCACGACGGTACAGCGAGAGCACCGGTCAACACTGGAAGTCATGATGCCCTCCTTGCTGCACCCTCACGGAGGGGCTCCATTGGGTCGATGTCGGTCCAGTCAGCGACCGGGTCCCCGGCCGCGTGGTGCGCCTCGACACGCTCACGGATCACGCACCAGCGATCGGTAGCTGCCATGAACTCACACTTCCCGGTCAGGAAGCAGACCGGCTTGAAGAGCCGGCCGATGGCCTGCTGCTGCCAGCGCTCCTCCTCCGGACCGTACCCGAGGATGGCACCGATCATCAGGCGCCAGACCTTCTTCCACTCGGCCTGGGCCTGGGAACACAGCCGCATCCCGGCGTGATCCTCGAGGTTCCTGAGATTGGTCTTGTAGTGAACCTTGGTCGTAATGTTGGTTGGGAGGAGGCTGCGCGCGTCCTCGGCCGGTATGCCCGCTCCCACGAGCCCGTTGTAAGCGTGCGTCACGTCGGTGACAGCCTCGGCCCAGCGGACGCGGCGTGGGTCGTCCTCGGCCAGTGCCTCGATTGTCGGCGGTATCGCCACCTCAAACCCAGCCTCGGTCTTGACGGCGAAGCGCTGGCTCTCCTGTACGAACACGGCCGTCCGCTGCCGTACTAGCTGATGCGTGAACGCGCGGGTTACCCCCTCAAACAGGAAGTGGAGGTCAATGAACTCCAAGCCTGCGTTGAGCGTGGTCCTGGTCATGTCGGTCAGCCACGTCGTGGCTGTCAGACGGTCGATCTCGGATGGGTCGCGTACGACGCGGCCCCGGTAGAGCTCGGTAGCGGCAGCCATGACCCGGAGAGGGTTAGCTGTCATGCTTATCAGGGTTACGCTCGGCTCCACGTGCCCGGAGGCCTCCACGCTGCGGTCTGGCTCGGCAAAGTACATCGCCTCGTCGGCCCAGCGCCTCACCTCGCCGGTCATGACTGGCCGTCCAGGACCTTGACCCAGCCGTCCAGGACCTCGGCCCAGCTGGCTGCCATTGCGGCTGTCTGGACCAGCTCCTCGACTAGCTTGCCGAGGTCAGTTGGGCGGTGCTCAACCCTGGCATCGTTGAGCTCCCGGGCTACCTCGCCAAACTCCTCGGCCAGGATAGCCAGACGCCGGTCATCGCCACCCTCGATATCCGGGTTGAGCATCGAGTTGGACTGATGAAGCAGGTGTGCCCGGGTTGCCTCGGCCTGGATGGCCATCAGCGTTATGTCGCTGAGAACCGTGCTCACGGTATCTTCTGCGCTGTTGTCACGGCGTACCACATTCAACTTGTCCTCGGTCGGGGGTCTGTTGAGGGAATACCACCCCGGCAGGTGGTGTTCTTCCTGCTTGTGACCAAGGAGCCATCCTGTCCTACACAACACAGAAGCATAGCTCGACACGGAATCCCTTGGCATATCGAGTTCGCGCGCAATTCTGTCACGTTGTCTGTGCTTACCGATACCCAACTTCTGGAAGTACGCCAGAACTTCCTTCTCGCCTTTGTGTGTTGGTGGCTTGCCCCACCACAGTTCTTCAGCCATCATCTTCCTCCATTCATTGTGATGACCGAGCCGGTCAGGTATTCCGGCCCGCGTAGGGTGTTGAAGACAAGGTCTGCTACCTCGGCTGGCATGCCGCGCCTACCGGCCGGGCACTGGGACCGCTCGTACTTGTCTGCGTGCTCCGGGGTCCAGTCCCTAATCTTCGGGACGGTCCGGTCAATGTACTCTGTCATCCCGGTGTTGTCGATCATGCCGGGCGAGACTGCGTTGACCCGGATGAACGGCGCAAGCTCGCGGGCGGCGCACCGCACAGCCATATCGAGTGCAGCCTTACTGGCGCAGTAGGCCATGCTGGTCCGCATCGGCCGGGTAGCGGCGTCACTGCTGACCGCCACGATAGACCGTATCATCGGCGGCCCGAGTCGGCTCATGTAGCTGGAACGACGCGGGAGCGGCATCGGCACTGCGATGTCGGTAACAACCTGAAGCACTCGCATGAATCCCATGGCGTTGACGTTCATGATGTCCATCGCCTCGCCCGGGTCCAGGTCCCTGATCCAGCTCAGCGTGTTGATGCCTGCCGAGTAGACGATGCCCTCAAACCCTCCGACCTCCCGCCAGAAGCCCTCGATGTCGTCCTGCTCCCGGACATCCACCTCAGCGGCCCCGGTAGAGATCACTTCGTCATCCGCGTACAGGCAGCGCTCGGCTACGGCTGCGCCAATACCCGAGGTTCCGCCAATCACCCAGACCTTCATGACTCCCTCTTCCTGATTGTTTGCAGCACAGTCTCGCGCCATAGGTCATTCGTGAAGTCCATGACGCGCTGCCAGTCGTTCGTGTAGCGGTTGTACGGCTGGTCCCGTAGGTAGGCTGGCAGCCCAAGTGAGTGAGCCTGGGCCACGAGCGACTCCAGGTCGTCCAGTACGGCCACGACGTTCTCGGCCCCGACCACCTTTACCAGGTCCCGGTATTTGTTGGGGCCGTACAGCATGCCGTCGTACTGGATGTGGTTACGGCGGAGCCAGTGCCTGGTATCAGGATCAATGTTGTCAAGCCGGAGGTATGGCCGGGTGGTACAGATCCAGACCTTAGCTCCGGCGTGCCGGAAGTCACGGATCATGTCGGCCGCACCATCGTACACCGGCATGCTCCGCTTCATGCCGCCCTGCCGGTAGGCCAGCTTACACTGGCGGTAGGTAGCCTTCGCCATCCCGAGGTGCTTGTGGAATGGCTCGCCCGGGTTTATGTCGGCCGGGTCCGGGAGCTCCCGGCCGGTCCACTGCGCCGCAAACCGGGTGAAGTGACCGTGGTAGTCCCCGAGGGAGCCATCCAGGTCTAGCGCCACCACGGGCTCGTTCACGTCAGGCCTGCTATGTGGTCGATGGTCGCGCGGTAAGCCTCGTGAACCAGCGCACCCTTCTTCCACTGGCCATAGCGGCCGGTCCGGAGGATCTCGGGCCAGCAGTCACAGGTCGTGCTGAGCGGCTTCCTCACGCGGGATGCGTTGAGTGGTGCTATGGCCCCGTTAGCCGAGCTCCACTCTAGGGTGGCGTGCCCGAAGATCTTGCTGGCCCGGTACCAGGCCGGGTGCCGGAGCCCGTTACAGATAACCGTACCGTCCGGGAGGTCTTCCGGGACGAACTGCCCGCGCTCGGGAGCGTCACCCAGTGCCGCTATCTCCTGGGACACGAAACGGTGTTCCAGGTTCATGCAGATAATCGGAAGCGGGACCGTGTTGATCACGAGGTCAAAATCCCAGAGTATTGTGTCCAGGTCAGGAATATGGTCTCGGTGCACGACCGCTAGGTCCATCGGCACAACGGAGGGGCCGTAGATATTCCACAGCTGATCGTAGGTGTGCCGGATGTCCCACGCGGCGTGCCCTTCCTCCAGGGTGCCGGGGCTGACCGGGCCGGAGTAGCCGGGGCCATAGACCTTGAGCCGGTAGTCGTCCTCGCTCCCGCGGAGCTGATAGCTGATCTCCTGGGGCACGCCGGGCGGGATGCCCGGGATCGGCTCGTGGAGGTACTGGGCCCCAAACATCTCACTCTTCCTGGGCTTGCTGAAGATGTGAGCCTGGGCCCCGGTCCGCTCGGCCGCGAACGCGGCCACGAGCCCGGCTGGCCCACATCCAAGAATTGCTACGCGCACTGTTCTCTCCTTGTCTCGCCCGGTTCCTACCCTGAGCGGACCGGCCCAGCGACGGGGGTGCCGGGCCGGTCCGCTCAGGGGAGGCTGGCTAGAACGGCGGCTCGGTGTCGTCGCCGGCCGCGCGGGCTCCCCGACGGCCACGCGCTGGCGCGGCTGCCTTGGCAGGTGCGGCCTTGGCAGCCCGACCCCCACGGGTAGGTGTGGCCTTGGCGGCCGTCGGCTTAGCGGCCGTCCTAGCGCCACGGCCCCGGGCCGGGGTAGCGGGCTCCTCGGGCTCATCCGGCTCGCTGCCGTTCTCGGACGCGTCGTCAGCCGCATCGAAGGGGAGCCACTGGCCGACGCGGGCCTGCCAGTTGCCCTGGTACTTCTCCCGGGCCGTGACGATACGGCACCAGGACGACTCGTCATCGCCGGGCACCAGGGACGCGATCTTCTCGATCGGAGCCCCGTTGTTGTCGTCCTCATCCTCGACGTACAGCTTGGACTTGGGGCCCAGGACGTCCGTGAGCTTGAGGCCGAAGTTGCGCAGGAACGGTGCCCACTTGAACTTGGCGCTGGTGATCAGCGGGTAGTTGTCCCAGAACGGGCAGCCCTCGTACTCCGCGAGCTCGTCATCATCCTCGTTGCCCTCTGCGACGAACAGGATCTTGAGCATGGGGTCCTCGCCGGTACCGTCTGCCTTAGCAGCGGTGTAGGTGAACCACATCTTCTTGATGTAGCCGGCCAGGATGAGATCGGACGGCGGGATCTCGCCCTCATAGTCTTCCCTGGGCGTGCCGTCCTCGGTGAACTCTGCGCTCTCCAGTTCATCGATGTCGAAGCCTTCTGTTACCTTGAGCCTTGGCATACTGATTTCTCCTTGCCCGGTAGTTCCCGGTCTGTGGGATGTACGGCTAGTTTACCCGGTTTTACCCGGTGCCTTCCCTGATCATCTCGATGAATTCTTCCATCACCCCAAACTCACCCTCGTGGACGTCCTGGTAGTTGCCGAACACGCTGTAACGGTCCTTCGCCACGAACGGCGCCCAGGGCTGGAACAGCATACGGCGGATCGTCTCCCCGGCCGCCTCGCTCGCGGGCCGGGAGACGTCGTACCAGGAAACGATGCCCATCTGCGCCCTGATGTAGTTGCAGATGGCGTAGTCCTTGCCGGTGATCGCCGGGAGGACGATGTCCTCTCCTTCCGCGTCGGTCTTGTACATCTCGGTGCAGATGAAGATCGTGTTGAAGGGAGCGGCAACCAGCCGGTCGGTGAACCGGGTGAAGCCGTTCTGCCACTTCTGGTGGTCCTGGATGGCCGGGATGTCAAGATCACGGCTGGCGTTCTCCGCGTTCCGCATCCGGAGGAGCCAGCGGATGTAGAGGATCTGGGCCTTGGTGTGGCTGTCCACGATCAGCCAATCCTCCGGGCCTAGCTTCTCCTCGGCCATGGTGGCCGCAGCCACGACGTGCTCCCAGTCCGGGGCCCGCATCAGCCCGGCCTTGCTCCCGGCTCGCTTGGCACTCACCGTGCCCTGCTCAGTGTCCAGGAAGTAGGCGTTAGGCGCTCCGCCCGCGATTATGGTCTTGCCCACACCGGACGGCCCGTAGATCAGCCAGTTGATGCTGGGGTTGGCTAGCCCGAGCTCCTCGATCTCGATGGTTACCGGAATGACCTCGACACCCGTTGGGTTCTCCTTCTCCTGGGAGTTGGTCTTGGCCCGCGTCGTACGCTGGCCTCGCTTAGTGGCGGCTGGCATTAGTCCTCCTTGAATTCCCAGAGCCAGTCAAAGAACTGGCCCGCATCCTTGTAGTGACTGGCCCGGCTCAGCGCATAGAACACGTTCGGCCTCGGACCGATGATTGCGATGGGCTTGCCCTGCCCGATAGCGTAGCCGTACTCGACGTGGAGCCCTCCGGTGCTGCTCTCCACGGTTGTAAACACGGCCACAAGCTGAGCCCGGTCGATATCCAGCAGATCACGGATGGCCCCATCAATGGCCTTCTCCTCGTCCGCTTCCACGGCCGGGCCGTCCATCCCTACGGGTTCAGCGGATCGGATCCAGTGGCTGGTGACCTCGTGCCCGAGCGCACCGAGGTGGTCGGCTACGTCGCACATGGTCTTCTTCTGGGTCCAGGACGCAGCCAGGTAGATCCTCATCGGTACTCCCTGGGCTTGATCTTGCTGGCCCCGGAGTTCTGGACCCAGCGGACGAGGAACAGGATGTCCAGGATTAGGCTAGCGATCCCGGAGAAGATCGTGCCCGTGCACAGCAGCACAATCGGGAGCCCGGTCCAGTGGTTGTTGACGGCGGTCCATGTCGGGGCGAACACTGCCACGAGGGAGACCACGGCCCAGACGGCGTGGAGGGTGGCGCGGCCCGAGAGGGTACCGAGGAGGACGTTGCTCACGCGGCGCACCCGGAGACCGGCTATCTTCTGGGCCCGGAGCTCGGCCGGGTCCGGCAGGTCATTCACCAGGTTGATGAGGTCGGCCACGGTCACGGCATCGTGAGCCTTGTCCATCCGGTCCTCAGCCTGCTCTGACGTGAGATGCCCCGAGGAAGCACAGGCAGCCAGGTGGTCGATGGTGTCGCTGCGGTTGGCGTCTCCGGCCCGTTTGTTGTAGTTGGGGATCTCGTGCATGATCACTCCGATGCGCTCTTCTGGTATCGGTCGTATGGATTGCGGCGGGTGTACAGGGAATCGGCTAGCTCCAGCCAGGCATCGCCACCGTTCTCGTGAAGCTTGCACATGTTGAAGTAGTCACAGAACCGGGCGCAGTGGCGGCCGGTGAACTTGAGCACGGGCATCGTCCCGTCCCGCATTGCGTTCATCCAGGTGACCTCGTCTGCCAGCCGCCGCATCTGCTGCTTAAGCTCGCCCTGGTTCCGCTCAACCGTGTGACGGACGAACGGAGGAGAGCTCTGCTTCTTGCTCACCTCACCGTTCAGGTTGAGGTACGCTCCCTCGGCGTTACGCGGCCGTGGGTCGGGCTTGGCCTTCCGGAGGAAGTTGTAGACGATGCCAGCGATCTCCTCATCGGGCTTCAGGACTTTCATGCCCCGAAGGACGGCCGTGGCTACAGCCCAGTATCCACCGGCCTGATCGTCAAGCTCTAGGTACGCCAGGTCAATCTGGCTAGCGGTCTTGTGCTCAATCAGGTAGATGCGGCCGTCGTCCTTGCTGCGCATCACGCCATCAAACGTGCTGTAGAACCAGGCGATGGCCTTCCCGTGGCTGGTGA